GTCTGACTGGAAATACCTTAACGATCCTACAATGAGAGGTGACGTTGTTGGTGGAGCAATCAATGGTCTATTAGTACCAGCTGGTTCAACTACTGTATACGATCAAATCTTAGGTAAGAATGCTAAGAGACCTTTCTTACATGTTAGATATAGAGCTTCAGAAACTGAAGACAGAAGATATAAAACTTGGATTACTGGTTCAGCTGGTGGAGCAAGAACTTCTGACTTGGATGCAATGGAAGTAAACTTCCTGTCTGAAAGAGCTGTATGTACTTTAGGTGCAAACAACTTCTTCTTATTCCAAGACTAAATTGTTACATAAATTTTACCCTCGTTTTAAAGACGGGGGTAATATTTATTATTATTAAATCAAATTAAATTATATTATAATGAAAAAAAATACTACCCTTAAAAATAAAGCGTATAAATTAAAAAGAAGTGAAAGACCTTTATCTTATATGCTATCCTCAAGACATTCTGTAAGATCACCTTTATTATACTTTGACGAAGATCAAGGTGTAAACAGGCCTTTAAGATATGCAAGAAACCAAAAAAGCCCTTTTGAAGACGAACAAGATGGTAATGCTATTCTAGAACCTATTGTGTTTGAAGATGGTATGTTGGTTGTGCAAAGAGAAAACCAAGTATTACAACAATTTTTACATTATCATCCTGGAAACGGAATGATATTTGAAGAAATTGATAGAGCTAAAGATGCGTCACAAGAGCTTGTTTCGGTAGAGTTAGAATTAGATGCCCAAATCTTAGCTAAAAATTTAAGTACAGATAAATTACTTTCTGTATCTAGAATTTTAATGGGAGCGTCTGTTGATACTTTAACTATTCCTGAATTAAAAAGAGATATTTTAGTGTATGCTAAAAACAATCCTGAAGACTTAATAGAGGTTGTCAATGATCCTTTATTGGAAATGCAAAACGAAGTGCATTTGTTTTTTGACAACAACTGGTTATCATTTAGAAATAATCAAAGAGATGTTTACTTTAACTTACCAAGTAATAAAAAGAAAATGTTAACGATACCTTTTAATGAGGAACCTATAGGAGTCGTTACGTCATATATGCAAAGTGACAATGGTTTAGAAGCTTACAAGTTCTTGAAGAAACGCTTAAAAAAAGATAAATAGAAAGCGTATCTTTGTGCTTTATTAACCCATTAACATTATTACCTATGGAAAAATTTATCAAACTACTTATATCAGGCGTTGGACAAGATGCTGGATATAAACTAATCCCCGTGAACGGAATCGTGGAGATTAAACAAGAAAGCACAACAAAAGTTAACATTTTTTACAATAGTATTTCTTCTACACAAGCAGGATACGCTATTGCTAGCGATGGTTCAGCTACAGTCCCAGCTGAAACTAACGTAGTGCAGTCTTTACAAATTACTCATGATGCAATTGTGGCTAATTCTCATTTATGGAAAGATTTCTTAAATGATGCGGTAGAAACATCGCTTAAGCTTTCATGGCAACAACCAGTTTACACACCAGGAGGTTATCCTAAAAGTGCTGCATCTGGTACTCCACCGTCTAAGATCACTGCGATTGTGACAGGCGTAAAAGCTGCTTCATTACAATCATAAGTTTTTTTACTTATTAAAAATCAGAGGTTACAAAAAAAGTGACCTCTTTTTTTTTGACTATATTTGTAAAAAGAATTTAACATGATTAACTCGGTTAGAAATACTGTTTTAGCTATTGCTAATAAAAATAATTACGGATATATCTCTCCTCAAGACTTTAATTTATATGCGCAACAAGCGCAAATGGACTTGTTTGAAGATTATTTTTATCAATACAATGCGTGGACTAATAAAGAAAACCAAAGACTTTCAGGAACAGGATATGCTGATATTGTAAAAGGATTGGTTGAAGTAATTGATAGTTTTTCAGTTACTAGAAGTTTAGCTCAACAAGGAGCTAATTTATTTAATTTACCTAGTGATTATTATTTAATTAATAAAGTAAACTACTTCCCAACACAAATAACATCAGGAACAAGCACTGCGGCAGGTTTAAATACATTAACAGATACGACTGCTACGTTTGTGTCTAGCGGAGTGAAGGTAGGGCAACAAGTAGTAAATACCACGGCTTCATCAAGTTACTCAGGATTTAGTGCGTTTGTTATAAGTGTAGATAGTGAAACTCAACTTACATTATCATACTCGCCTTTTGGAGTGGCAGCAACTATAGGAAATGGTTATGGTATATTTAATACAACAGGTATTGTTGAAGTTGAAAGAGTTAATCAGAATAAGATATTTTATTTAAACAATTCACCGCTTACTGCACCATCTACAGGTTTCCCGGCTTATGTGTTAGGAGGAGCAACTACGTCTGTTATTGGTGATGCAAACACTGGTCAGCTAGGTAACACGATTACAGTTTACCCTACAACAATAACAAATAACGGAAGTGTAACAGCTGAATATATTAGATACCCTTTATCGCCTAAATGGACATACCAAACACTTAGTTCTGGTGAGCCATTATTTGACATTAATCAAGCGGATTATCAAGACTTTGAATTGCCTTCATCAGACGAACCTGGGATTGTAGCTAAAATATGTCAATATATAGGTATAGAGATTAGAGAAGGAGATGTTTATCAGTTTGGTAAACAAGAAGAAGTTAATAACAACCAAATACAAACGTAAGATATGGCTTATATAAATGACTACGCATATTACGCAAACTCAGGAGCAATACCTCAGGATAAAAATTGGGGATCATACCAGTACGTTTCATTAAATGATATTGTAAATAATTTCATGTTAATGTATCAAGGTAATCATGAGTTAATTAATAATCTTAATAGATACCAAGTTTTATTTCATGCTAAAAGAGGAATTCAGGAATTGAATTATGATGCGATGAAAGAAGTGAAAGTATTGCAGATGGATTTGGATGATAATTTAAGATTTATATTACCCTCTGACTATGTAAATTGGGTAAGAATATCACAATATTTAAACGGCGTATTATATCCTTTGACAGAGAATATACAAGCAGGATGGGCATCAACATACTTACAAGATAATAATGCCAAAATTATATATGATCAAGACGGCAATGTATTAAAACCACAGTTTTCACAACTAGACATGTCTTTTACAAGTGGTGCTAAAACTATTTATTTAAATGAAAGTAGCGCATACAACAATCAATCAGGATGGAATGTAGATGGATGTTGGTATTTTGACTTTGGAATAGGAGCAAGATTTGGTTTAAACACTGAAACTGCTAACGCAAATCCAACGTTTAGTATAGACAAACAAAGAGGAGTTATTAATTTTAGCTCTATAGGTAACGGAGCTTCAGTAGTTGTAGAGTATGTTTCAGATGGTATGGAGAATGGTGAAGACGGAAGCATCAGCGTTAATAAATTGTTTGAAGAATATTTATATGCTTATGTAAAATATTCTCTTTTAAATGGTAGATTAGGGGTACAAGAATATATTGTAAATAGAGCAAGGAAAGATAAGTCGTCGTTGTTAAGAAATGCAAAAATTAGATTAAGTAATATTCACCCTGGTCGCCTTTTAATGAGTTTGAGAGGCCAGGATAAATGGTTAAAGTAAGATGCCGATAGTAAATACAAATTTTGTTGCGGGTAAAATGAACAAGAGCGTTGATGAACGTCTTGTTCCTCCAGGCCAATATGTTAATGCAATTAACGTAAGATTAGGATCTACAGAAACTACTGAAATAGGTGCTGTAGAAAATTCAAAAGGTAACACACAGTTAACCACTCTAGCTTATGGTGGTCAAAATTTATCTAATTCAGCTGTATGTATAGGAGCCTACCAAGATGGATCAAAAGAAACTATCTATTGGTTTATTCATGATGCAAACAATCCTGTTGTAGGTGGCAAGTTAGATTTAATTGTTTCTTTCAATGTACAATCACAAGCTATAACATATCATGTTATTAGCAAACAAGTATTAAACTTTGATCCTAAGTTTTTAATTACTGGAGTAAACAAGATAGAAGATTTACTTTTTTGGACAGACGACAAAAATCCTCCTAGAAAAATAAATGTAACTCAAAACTATCCGGATCCAGCAGGGATAAACGATGGTATTAAAGAAACTGATATTAGTGTTATTTTAAAACCGCCAGGGTTTGATACTTTAGACACATTACCTGCACCAAGTATAGAGTTTTTAAATATTCCTGGAGAAGAGAATTATTTAGAAACTAGATTTATAACTTTTGCTTATAGATATAGGTATGTAAACAATGAGTATAGTGCAACGTCGTTGTTTTCTACCGCAGCTTTTCAACCAGGGCCTTTTGATTTTGATGTGAATAATTTCAATAATGCTTCAATGAAAAATATATATAACTCTATTGAGGTACAGTTTGAAACTGGATCAGATAAAGTTATCGAGGTTGATTTATTATTTAAACCAAGTAATAGTAATTCTATTTATGTTATAGAAAGATTTAAAAAATCTGACTATGGATGGGCTAATAATTCAAAACAAACATATACTTTTACAAACAGTAAAATATATACTGTACTAGGAAGCGATGAGTTATTGAGATTATATGACAATGTTCCTAAGGTTGCACAAGCTCAAACAATACAGGGTAATAGGTTAATTTATGGTAACTATACTGATGGGTATGATATAATAAATGCAGCTGGACAGGATATACCTATTAACTTTACAACATCGTTATTTACTAACGATATATTATTTGACGATTTGCCAGAGGCAACAATGTCAACAGGAGCTGTATATACTATAAATCCTAACACAAACACAACTGTACAAAATTCTAAAATTAGTTTTGATTTAAGTGATTTTGCTAATAGATTAGTCAAAGGATCTTCATTAGCTTTTACAGTATTTATACAACATTCTCAATTAAATGGAGATACCGGTGATGCGTGTTATGACTCAGCGTTTGAAAACACTCCATTTGAATTATCTGTAATATTTCCAGTAAATAGAAATTATACTTCAGTGTATGAAATGGTAAATTCAATAGAATTTGCTGAACGTATTGGTACAGTTTTGAATACTAATTTTCAACCTTTAGCAACATCCACTCAAGGTAATTCGTTAACAGACTTATTTAACACTGTTACAATAGTTCCTACTAATTGTGTGTTTACTAAATCAAACAGTAGTATAGACTCTCAAACACAACAAGGTTTTAGAATAGGATCTACAGTAGGATCAAATGTGTTTTCCTTGCAAGTGTTAGCTATGAAGTATAATTCAGGAACGACTGATGTGTATGAATATTTTTATTTTACAAGAGGTCAAGGAACTTTTACTTCTAGTCAAGACACATCTTCTCTGCATAGTAATAGAGATTATGAAACAGGAATTGTATATATGGACGATTATGGTAGGGCTTCTACAGTATTAGTCTCAGAGTTCAATACAACTTTTGTTCCAGCTTCAGCTTCTGTTGATCAAAATAAAATAAAAGTTAATATAGAGAATTATCCCCCTACATGGGCTACAAAATATAAGTTTGTTTTAAAACCAAGTGAAGGAGGGTATGAGACAATATATTCTAGTTTTTATTATCAAAGTCAAACAACAAGAGTTATATACTTTAAGTTAGAAGGTGATAATCAAAACAAAGTACAGAAAGGTGATTTATTAATTGTTAAAACTGATGCAAGTGGGCCGCTGAATAGAGAGGTCACATGTCAAGTGTTAGATGTTAGCGCTGAATCATCAAATTTTTTAGAACTTGAGGGCGAGGCTCCTACTGATTCTAATCAGTTAGCGGGGCTTTATATGCAAATTAGAGCTCAAAACTTTAGTATTAATTTAGACTCAAATGCTGTTATTGATGCGGGTGAAAAAACTGCATCCGATACTAGCAGATCTTATTGCACTCCTTATTTACAGTATCCGGCTTTTACTACTGACTCTAATAATGTTACTGACAACTATACAATACCAGCACAGTCTAGTGTAAAAATAAAATGGAGAATAGGCAGACATGATGCAAGTGGATGTCCTGGTATAGACTATATATGGGAAAACACTTATGTTTCTTCACAAGATTATGATGACTTACATGCTTGGTTTCAGGGAGATTTTATAAATCCAGCAGCAGGAGATGTTATTGATGACGGTGATGGAAGGTTACAAAACCCTGTTTTTATTAATACAATTGCTACTAGCCCTGGAGCTGTACAATGTCCAGCACCATGGACACCTAGCTTCCAATTTTGGCAAGCAACGCCAGGTGATGCGGCTTCTCCATTATATTTAGCTTGTAGAAGTGGGGTAATTGCGTGTGCTAATGGTGGAAGAACCTGGTTTATGGAAGCTGAGATAGTTGTTACTAGGGCTAATAATTTAATTGTATGGGAAACAAAACCTGCGGATGCAGATCCTAATTTGTTTTATGATTCATCTGAAGCTTATGACGTTATAGGTGGTTATCACATGGGTGGTAATGGCGATGGAGACCAAGCTCAAACTGCAACGCAAGATGCTATTGTAACATTACCGTTTTTTAATTGTTACACTTTTGGAAATGGAGTAGAAAGTTACAAAGTATTAGATGCGTTAGATGGTCAAGCTGTAAACTTAGGTGAAAGAGTTTTGGCGGTGTCAAAAGAAGATTTTAAAGAAGCAGATAGATTTGCTGAATTAACATACAGTGGTATATATAGTAGTAATTCTAATTTAAATAACTTAAATGAATTTAATTTAGGGTTAGTAAATTTCAAAGATTTAGAAACAAGCTTTGGCCCTATAATGAAACTGCATTCAAGAGAAACAGATATTCTTGTGTTGCAAGAAGATAAGATAAGTTATGTGTTAACTGGAAAAAATCTTATTAGTGATTCAACAGGTGGTGGTGTTATTGCATCAGTGCCTCAAGTTTTAGGAACACAAATAGCTAGAATAGAAGAGTATGGTATTAGTTACAACCCAGAAAGCTTCAGCTCTTGGGGTTATGACATGTATTTTACCGACACTAAAAGAACTGCTGTAATAAAACTAAAAGGTACATCAGCTAATAATGATGCGTTAGAAGTTATATCTGACACCGGAATGAGATCATGGTTTAGAGATCAGTTTAATGTTCAGTTAAATACACAGAAACTAGGAGCTTATGATCCGTATATGGACGAATATGTATTAAGCACTAATGGAGATACAGTACCATTACCACCGGTAATATTACCTTGTGGAACACAAAAATCATTAGTAAATTCTACAAGTGCTCAAGAATATACAATAGAAATAGGAAATGTAATTGGTAATGTAGTGTTTGATTATACTATTTCGTCAGGAACTATGAGTGTAAGTATGGTTTGGGACGGCACTCAAGTAGCTTCAGTAAGTAATGCTACAACTAGTGGAAGTTTAAATTTTAATAAAACTAAAAATAGTCCAACAACTGTTTTAGTTACGGTTACGCCAAACCCATCAGCCGACTACGATATAACATGTAACTGTCCTACAGAAACTTCTTTAGTAGTAGTTCAAGTAGGTATAAGTTCAAGTGAAGATGTTGGTAAGTTTATTCATAACGAATTTAAATGGAATGATGCTAATGTATCAAGTCCAGTAGCATCAAACATGATGACTTTTGGATCAGACGTTCAAATAGCTTCACAATATTTTATACAATCAGGAACAAGATCAATAGGTGTATATCCTTACTCAGGATCTAACGTAACGGTAAGGTCAAATAAAATTAATTTTGATGACTATACATGGGTAGTAAACAATGATAATTTTGCATGGCTATCATCAAACACTTTATATGATAATAATAGTACCGATATAAATGCGTTATTGGCTGCTGCAACTACAGTGC